ACAGCTAGATAAATGACAGGCCATGTCTGAATCGTGATTGCCCCGCACATTAATAATAACCACTTGCTTATGATGCTGTAGCATTTTATCAATTAGTATCTGGAATAAACGCCCTGCCAGTTTAAAAGTCTTTCCTATGCGGGTATCCACATCAACCCTAGTTCCCGCTGTCGTTTCGTTCTTGCTTGAATCAGCATGAAAAAAATCACCTACGTTAAGCAATACTCCGACTTCTGCATCACCGACTCTTTTAGCAAGCCTATCTGTAGAATCCATTAATATTTGTGTGGCTATCTTTATATCCCAATCATCGTTATCCATTTTAGTTTCAGAATCAGCCAACATTCCGAAATGGTGATCGCCTATCATATACATAGCTAGATAGTCAGAATTTACCTTTGCAGGGGCTTTTGCAGACTTTTTAAATCCTTTTAGCTCGTCAGTCAGCCCTTCAACTACAGCCTCTACTTTTGCTCGTATATCGCGCTTTTCTGGCTCTTGGATAACCCACTGTAGGGCGACTGAGCCATCATCTTTATATGCGGTGGATATTCGCTTTGCTTCAAACCCTTCTGCGGTCTGATGTACTAAATCTCTGTGTGGTGATACGCCTTGACTTGCGGCCTTCTTTTCTAGCCTAGCAAGCATTTTGTCAACAACTCGCCTACCGCAACCTAGATATTTGGCCGCTTTGTTAGCTGATCCTTCTCTAATAACAGCATCTAATACTTCGTGATGCCTATTTGTAGTTGCAAATTCCTTTAATACTCTAGGATCAATCTTATCCATTTACTGCTCCTGTTGGTTTTGTAACCTCGCGTACTCAGACTCATGTGGAACTTTTAGCAATATATCGTGATCTCGCGCCCAATGATACACGTTATCCATAAAGTGTACCATTTCGCCTTTGGTTAGCTTTGCTGTTGATTTTATCTGGCCTTCAATCAATGTATTTCCAACCTGCACATCATAAGTACCTAAAAACCTTTGTTTAAGCATAAGCTTTATATTATCTTTGGTCGCGGTTGGGATTTTTTTAATAAATGCTTTTGATAGGTCATCGCACCATTTATGAAACAGGGCGTTTTGGCTAAGTGATCTGCCATCGTCATACTTTTCTAGCTTGATACAAAGCGGGACAGTGTAGTCCCACTCTTGTATTCTTTTCATTAAGAAAGGTAAGGCCGATTCACCATCTTTTTGATTATTAATTTTCACGAAATCCCCTTGCGTCAAAATTTAACTTTCAACCATTTACCCATAATTTGCTCTGACTTTGTTTCAAGTCGCGGTCTGTTTAAGACCTTTAACCTAGTTTCTTTGCAGTAGCCTTTTAGTAACTTTACCTTTTCGCTTGTAGCGGCAAAGTCAGCAATCGGATACAAATGCCTTGCCTCGCAAAATTCTTCATGCCGCAACCTACCTTTCATGGTAGAAGGCACAATTCCGTTGCGTTCATCATTTTCAAAAGTCCAATCACTATATTGCCTGTAGCTGTAACTTTCGCCATCTTTAAAATACGGGTGATCGCCTTTAAATGGAACAAGGGCGGGATGATATTTACTAGCCATTGATTAAGCCTCCATCATAATAGAATCCGCGCTTCTGAATATAATACTGCTTCATCATTTCGTAATCTTCACCATCTAACCATGATATGTCGGTCATTTGCATTTCTATGGATTTATTACGGATGGATGTGTTTGACGATTTAGCCTTTGCCTGCGGTGAACCGCCCTTATCCTCTGCTCTGGCTAACCACGAATTAACAAATCGCTTTATACCCTTGGCGGTTTTGCGCCTAGTTGGATTTGCATCACACCATGATTCCATTGCGGCCAATTCTTGATGGACATTAATGGCAGGGTATGCTCGTTGCCATGCAATGATGTCAGAATCCTCTGGTTGCCAATCCTTTTTTTCTTTGCCTGCTAATAACATTTAGTTCACCATTGATGGAGTTGCATCCATCCCAGTGGCAGGCATTGCCGCGCTTTTTTGTATTCTTGTTCTAAAAAACCCTTCATGCTCTGGATACATCTTCATAAACCTGCGAGCATAAAATGCTCTAAAGTTATTTCCAATTTTAAATGCAGTAATGCCATCAGCACCAACATTAGATAAATCCCAACGAATACGTTCAAATATTGCATTAACAGAGTAGTTACGGTATCCCTTAGATATTCTATCAAAGCTATATTCACAAAACTTTTCCCAAACCTCTGGGTGTTTTTTGTCATATACCTGAGCCTGTTCTTTCATTTCCTGAAGTCTTGTTTTCATTTGAGTCTCCTATGGTTCGGCAAGCCTCACCTAATAATTAATAAATTTAATGTATAAACATTGTTTAATTTTTAAAAGATGATTTAACCCTTTTACTATACATTATAGTAAATTCACGATCAAAGGGCTAAAGCAACTCTGCGGTTAATTTGTATTCGTATCGGATATCCAACCTATCCATTGATAACAACCGAGTTATCTTTGGGGCTATGTACTGGAGGGTCAACCACGCTCTGACGTTTAATTTAAGGGTTCCGTCAGCCTCTAGCCCGAATACATGGTAATTATTATCCAACTAGCAAAGCATTAACATGACTAATGTTTGGCTAGTTATATTCATTTGTTATAAAGGATTCCGTTTTTATACCCAAACCTTTACAAATCACCTGAATCGTATGCAATTTCATGTTTGCCTGATCCCTGTGTCTAATCATTTGTTGCGGTGATATACCTGTTTTGCGGCTTAATTCCGCAGAACTAACATTAAGCGCAATCTGCAACTCTTTTAACCTTTTGCCTGTATGAATTAGTTCCATCGTTATAGTTTCCTGTGTTATATTTACTTGGCGGGTTCCCCCGACTCGCAACCTCCTATGGTTTGCCCCCCGCGAGGGGGGCTTTTTACCCTAGAATGGTATGTCATCATCAAATTCATTAGCAGTTACTGCTTGCTTTGCCTGTTGGATTCCATCAGATTGAGCCTGTTCCTTAGGCGTAAAACTGGTAGACATATATTTATTGCCTTTTGCAGAGGTATTAACCCAAACGCTTACCCAGTAATCAACGCCACCAACTCTGGCTTGCCCCTTATAATCAGGGTGATTCTCTGATTCCTTTTTGTCATTTTTAAAGATAGCACCGCTATTATCTTTCTGTTCATAATCACTCATTTTAACAACTCCACTTGGTTTACAATTTCAGCCACAGACCGTTGGACTTCGATGGCTAGTTTTGCGATATAATCATTATCGCGTTCAACCCGCACAAGAACGTGCGGCATTTCAGGATGGTAGGCAAAGAAATCCCACCAATCCCGCTTGGTTATCCATATACAACCTTGTATTTGTTGCCAGTATTTCTTGACACCGATCTGCGGGTTACGCAAGTAACTGACCATTGTTTTAGGGGCAGGGCATTTTATTTCCAAGCCTCCTTGATCCAATATAAGGCCATCGGGCGAACACCCAAATTCCCAACTGGTATCTAGAATAAAACCAGTTTCTATAACATCATTACCAGATATAAATTTGTAGGATTCCCTTGCCTCTGGCTCCAACTCAGTACCTCTTTGCATCCATTCATTAACGTGATGCGGTTCGGATTTACCTGTTATACGTTCAGCAATTAACTCATCAATATACCCATCAGCAGAACTAGAAGGCTTACCAGTTTGTGTTATTAACTTGGAAAAGCTACTAGCAGATGGCTTACCCAGTCTAGCGGCAAGCCATTCCTCCGATCCCTGCTCATGGTCTAAGATAATCATCTTTTAGCCTTTAGCGCGGCAACAGCGCGGTCATAATGCGAGGCTAATATTTGATCAACAGACTTAACTTTTAACCATTCGCAAAACTTTTCCATATCAGATTCAGTTTCATCAAGAAGTTTCTTGATATTAATGATTTGGTCATCTGTAATAACCGCATTAGCAACTACAGGGTTAATATCCTCTCCTGCATATATGTAATGCCCTAATCCAAACATTGCAAAGCACTTAACCAAGCACCGCATCTTGCTAGAATTGATAGCAAATTTATCAGGGTTAGCTATCGCCTTGTTTCGGTGATCCATAACAGGCAACCACATATGCCGCATCATTACCTGATCCTGTTCACTGCCCGTATGGATATGAACGACACAGCTAATTTCAACAGTGCCAGTATCCTCGCATTTATCAATCTCAAAAGAATAGTGCAGATCAGGATAATGCTCCATCATAGTGCCGTAAGCCCACGCCCACGACAGATATGATAGGTTGCCTTTTTTCTCTATATGCTGAGACACATCGATGGCAGATAAAGTTTGCCAGACTTGCTTAGATAAGCTCATTTAGACCTCCTAAAGTCAATTCACTTTTTGCTGTTTCACATTGCTCCTTTGCATACTGGTCAGCGTACCCCCAGTAATACTCTGGACTTTTTACATCCCTAACAGGGTGACCATGTATACAGTCGTATTCGCCCTGCTCGTAATAACTTAAATCATTAATATTCATAGTTGTTCCCCCTCAAATATATCCATACAAATATTTTCCCAAAGTTCACCCCAATTTATGCCATCGAAATCAAGAAAATCCCTAAGCATAAATGAGCATTTTGCAACCTCCTCGTCAATAATCTCCATTATAAATGCCTGTAGGTTATCAGGCGTTTCACAGCAATCTTCCTCAAGCATATCTTTGATAAGATCACCGAACCATAAATTTACTAACCAAGTATTGCGATTAGTCCAACCATTACAATTTTCCATATTTATTGCCTCTTTTATCGAATGAAATACCATCATACATTACATTAACATTTTTGTAAATTACTTTATTGGTTAATCTGCAAAAAAGCCCCCGAAGGGGCAAGGATTGCAGGGGAGATTTGTTAGCAAGTAGTGCCTAGTTCAAATTTATTGGTTTTGCCCATGTGATTTGTATGTTCAAACATCCACTTACCGCCAGTAAACTCTAATAAACAAGGTGACTC